CATCGCGGACACTAGGCGCTTCCGTGCGGCGTCGATCATGGCAATGGCCGCCGCGTGATCCCCTTCCGCATACTTCAAGGCCTTCCCGCTGATGGCCTTCGCGGCGTCTTCCATGCTGATGGTGCCCGTCTCGGCATCCTTGCGAGTGACCTTGCGGACGTCTTCCGTGGTTACCTTGCCCCCCTTGCCCGTGGCGATCACCTGCCCGTACAACGTCTCCACCTTCTCAGGGCTACCCTTCGCTGCGCTCGCCAATTCACGAAGCCCATCCATGGGCACGGCATCGGCCACCCGGGCTCCAAGAGCCGCGTAAGAGACGCCAACGTCCTTCAGGAAGTAGACGGTGGACCGGGCCACCTTGGCGTCACTCAGGACCGTAACCACATACTCCGCGAGGGAAATCCCGTAGGCGGTGTGAATGCCCATACGCGCACACTCTGCGATGCCCTCCGCTGCCTTACGGAACCCCGCATCGGCCACCAAGGCCAGACGGACCATTTCCCCTTCGGCGGCCTTCATTGCAGGGCTCAGGATGATGGGCTTCACTTCGGCCACCTTGGCGGCAAGGGCTTCGACGCCTGAGGGCTTGACCTGAGGCATGGGCTTGCGGTTAGCCTTGGGCATCTGGGGAGCGGCGTTCGTGTTCTGACTCATGGTGTTCTCTCCGATCGGATCCGGCTTCGCCTCATGCGCACCTAGCGGTGCCGTCCATGGGTCTAGCCTTGATCATGCGAGTAGTATGAAGCATGGTCCCGGGCTTGTCAAGGCCTATCGGAGAAATAAATGAAATAAACGGGAAGGCCCAGCCTCACCCGTCTAGCACCTAGACCGCCCATTGTTTCACGCATTGCGATTCCGGCATCCCCATTCGCGTCACCTAAAGCGCGACAATGGATACCTGAAGTTTGCTTCGTATGACCGTGGCCTGCCCACAGGTGCCCCCACGGGGGGACACGGGCGACGATCACTTGATTAAACCCTCTCAGATTTTTTCCCCAAAACTACCCAGGGGTATTGACCTTCCTCCGTGTGGGATTCCCATTACCCACATACCCTGACTCAGGGATCGTGTTATTGGCCCACCGACCTAGGAGTGGGGGCGAGAGATTGGATCAACGGGGAGGTCTACCCAAGGGCTTGGCTTCTAAGGGGCCTAGGATGCCCCAGGATCGATCCGAGACTTTCGGATGGCCTCGGAGTCATCCTCGTCTCCCGGATCGCTCTCAGAGGATCCTAGAGGGAAGACGGTATCTGTTAGGGTGGGGTTCTGACCCATGATCTGACCCAGGGATACTTCCAGGGTCCTGATCTGGCTTTCGGTCAGACCTAGGTCATGTACTTCATTCACCATTTCCAGGATCTCATGTAACAGGGTTCCCCTTAGTATACACCCTTGTAGGTCTTGAGACAGGTGTATCTTGGGGGAAGGGTAGAAGAAAAACTCACCAAACTCATCTTCCGGCATCTTGGTGACAACCACGGGGATCTCGTAGGGAAACCACTTGATCACCATGGTGACCTCCTAGACAAGTCCAGATAAGTTGTCGATTTACTTCTTGGCTCTGTTCACCGACCTGTGGACGATCCGTAGATTCGAGGGTCTGTTGTCCCGGGGGTTCCCGTTCTTGTGGTCGATGTCCTTGTTGTCCCCTTTTCGGACCTTGCCCTTGCGGATGGCCAGTCTCCGGACCTTGTTCCTGGAGGCACGGTCCTTCTTGTACTTCTCGGTCCCGTGGTACTTCCGGTATTCCTCGGCGTAATCACGGTCTGCCATAGAATCCTCGGGGCATGTATCGGCGGTTTCTGACGATGGCAAGACGGGACTGGGGAAGGCGCTCATAGGGGTTGGTTTTGCCCAGACCCGAGTGTTCCCATGCCTGGGACTCGGACTGGCGCTGGCGCTGTTCCTGCTGAGTCAGGGGCTTCCTCCGCAGTTCCATCTGCTCCATGGCTGGCGTGGAGAAGAACTGGCCCTGGGATCTCTGCTGCATCTGCCCACACATCACTTGCTCCGCTTCTTGATGGGCATGATGCCCTTCTTCTGGAGTGCGGCAGTGGCAATGGCGTAAGCACGATCCTTGGCCATGCCTTCCCGGGTCATTCCCTTGACCATCTTCTCAAGGCGCTTGGGCATGTTGTTCCTAGAAGTTAAAGTTCCTGAATGTGACGTTTCGTAGGTCTTTTGGGGCAACGGTAGACGTTTTGACACAAAGTCACTACAGTAAGAAATAAGTATAGTGACTTCTTACCAAGCCCGACATGACCAATAACGCGCCTTGGTCTTCGGACCCGGGTTGTCGCAGTTGTGTCTGGCCCGGAAGTTCTTGCGGCGACCAGGCTCGTTCTTTCGGATCTTCATGTTCGGATCCCCGAAACGGACGATCTTTGTCTTGTCGCCGTCCTTGACGCACACGGCAGACTTCTTCGAGCCACCCGGCGTCTTCCAGGGCTTGTTCAGTTTCTTGCCATCGCAGGGATTAGCCACGCATCACCTCCAGTACCTCGTCGGGCACCATTTCTTTCAGTTCACGCATGGCCTTGGCCAGTGCCTTGGCATCCGTTAGCGACCCGGTCTTGCTCCTTAGATGGTCCTCGTACTTCAGGATCACCAGGCAGGCGTGGTGAACCAGCAGGGTGGCCCACTCGTCGGGGTCGTCTACATCCATGTCGTACCCCCGGGTCTGCGACCCACGGCATGTTCCATGAACCGTTCCAGTTCTTGATCCAGCAGTTCTTCCTTGCGGATGGCCATCTTGCGGTTGACATCCTGGGCCATCTGCTCCACCCAGAACCCCACGGCCATGCTGAGTACGTCCAGGCGGTCGTCGTATGCCAGGGCTCCCTTGGCCCGGGTGATGCGGGACATCTGCCACATCAGGCTGTAGGTCAGGGCCTTCTCCGTGGCATACTGCTTCACGGACTCGTAGTCGTCCCGGATGACCCCAGTGTCGAAGACCAGGCGGTGCTGGTTCAGGACAGGCTCCAGGGTGTCGATGATCCGGCGTTCCTTCTGGATATTGTGCCGGACCTCTTCCGTGGTGCAGGGATAGATCTTGACCAGGTACGGCTTCAGCAGTTCCGTGAACATGCCGTCACCGAAGTTGGACTCCACGATGATCCGGTTGACGCTCTGGTTCTTTGCAATGGTTACCAGACGTTCCATGGTCTCGGGGGCATAGCCACCCTTGAGACCGCCTGCGGCAGTCACGTACAGGAACCCGTTCAGCATCTTGACCACGGCATACGAGGTCTCGTTGTCGCCACGACCCGAGGGGTCAATGGCCATGACTCCACCCTCGTAGGGGATCCACTTGCCCAGGATGTCCATCGGGCCGTAGTAACGGTCCCCGTTGAAGCCAACGCAGGGCACGTCCTTGACCACGTTGCTGACGTTCGCAGCCCAGATCGGCTTCTCCGGGGCGTTCTCGGGGTTCAGGCCCAGCACGATCAGGTCGGACAACTTCAGCGGATACCTGTCGGCATCGCTGAGCGTCGAGTCCAGCATGAACTGGAGGGCAAATCCGGTGCGCCCATAGGCAGCCTCGCGCTCCATCAGGTCAATCGCGTTGAATCGCCTGGGGTCTGTGGGGTCTCCAGGGCTGCCTTCGGACAGGCTGGGGGCCAACTTGGCTCCAAAGGCCACCTTCAGGCGGTCCTCGGGGTACCGTGCAGGCCAGATGCGTGTGTCGTAGCCCTTTTCGTGCAGCCCGTGGTAGATCGACTGCTCCGTCTGGGGTGTACCCAAGAACAGGATCTCTCCACCGGGCTTCAGGACTGCCTCGAACTCGGCAATCGACCCCTGCAACTTCTCCCGCATCAGGAAGGTCGCGGAGTTGTTCAGGCTCTCCACGTCATCGGCGATGATCAGGTCGGCACGTGACCCGGTGATCTGGCTGGTGATGCCCTTGGAGACGACCGATGGAGCCTGGGACGCAGGCGCAGGGCCGACATCAAAGGCAATCTTGGAGTTTCGCTGGTCTTCCCTGGGCTTCAGGTGCTGGCACAGCGGGATCTCGTTGATCAGCCTCAGGGTGAAGGTCGAGAAGTCATCCGCTCGTTGCTTCGACGCCGAGACCACCAGGATGTTGAGCCTGGGGTTGTGCAGCAGCCGAAACACAGCGTAAGCACTAGTAAGCCAACTCTTGCCCACGCCACGGAAAGCCTGGACGACCCGCCTCCGAGGACCTTTCTGCAGGTACTGGGAGATGTCAAGTTGGACAGGAGTCGGCTCCGGCAGCCCAAGGTGATCCCAGGCGAGGTAGACGAAGTTCCTGAAGTCCTTGAGTTTGCGTTCAAGTTCGCTCACGCGGCCTCTTCATCGAAGGGCATCAACTTGGCCAGTTGCAGCATCGGCGCATTGGCCTGCGGGGCACAGTCGATCCCGTTGTCCTTCAGAAATTGACGGGCCACGTTCAGTTCGGTGGCCGTGGCTTCCCCGCTCAGGACCTTGTTCAGGAGTTCCTGGGCCAGGGCCCCGTGGATCTTCTCCAGTAGTTCCTTGTTCATGCCCAGGTTCTCATGGGGTTGGTGGGCTGAGGGATCAGAACAGGCTCCAGAATTGCTTCTTGAGTTGCAGTCAAGGCTTCCGTGAGCCTGAGGTTGGCATGCCATCCTTCCAGGGCTTCCATCACCTGATTTCCTTGGGCATCCAGTTCCCCGGTGGGCCTTGAGATGACCCCGATTGGATCATAGGAGGAGACGAGGGTGGGCAGGAGGCTGATCCCGGCGTCCGCGAGGGTGCCCTCTACGTCAACCCAGGTGTCGCCCTTGAGCCAGTAGTCGTGGAAGGTCATTGCATCACCGTCCACTCGCCTGCGGCCTCGTCCCAGGAGTACATCTGGCCGTCCTGGGGCATCGGGACGGGGGGCCCC